CTACCAGAGTTGGCGAAGATTCTAGGATAATTTTTAGTGGAGATTTAGTTCAAAGCGATTTGAAAAAACATGAACAAAGTGGATTTAATGAATTTATGAGAATTGTAAAGGAAATGCCAGTTTTCACAAATATTGAATTTACTGTAGATGATGTGGTTAGGTCAGGGTTTGTTAAACAGTATATTTTAATAAAATTAAAATTAGGTCTTTAATGAAAACATTTAAACAAATTTTGGCCGAAAGCGGCCACATAGATATCCATCGTGGTGTAAAATTGTTTCCAACGAACCATCTTGCACAAAGAGAAATTGAACGACATGTGCCAAGAGAGAATTTGATGAAAATTCATCGAAAAGTTGTTGACAAAATCAAGAGTGGGGAGTATACTCCCAAACATGGTACATTCATGGTGTTTGATAAAGAACATAAACAAACAGTATTGATGCAACATAGGGCAGATAAATATGCCACAAATGATACCAGGAAACATCTATTTTTGATCAGTGCATATGATCCAGGTGATGTTGGTAAACCAAGGCAGGGTCAAGATAAAGTTGTTACAGAACAATATTTGGAGATATGATGCATATTGCGCAATATACTAGACAAAAAGAAAAGATTGAAAAATTTAATCAATTTATGACCATGACAAGAAATGGTGAAAATCTTATACCAATTGAAAAGATATCTTTTAGGACTGGTATCACAGCGAAAGAAGATGTGCCAGAATTTTTATTATATGAAATTAATAAAATCTTGGGCACAGAAATGGAAACCATTTTGGTACGAGCTAGGGAAAAAATGGAATCAGATTTAAAAGATATGGCAGCATTGGCTATTGATGAATATAAAGAATTATTGGAAGATGCGGGGTTAAGTGTATGAGACATAGATTTTCACAAGATTTTATTGAATATGTAAAAGAAGTGTTGGAAAACACTTTGCATCCAGCATATACAGATATTTCAAATAATTTTGTTCTTGACAATGGTGAAATTCGTGCTATAATTAATGAACAAACTGGTGAAGAGATAGATGTTTTAGAAGTTTAACAATTAATTAAGAGCAATTTGTAGGCCAATAGCATAACTGGTTAATGCCCTCCGCTCATAACGGAAAGACCCTTGCAAGGCTTAGTATTGGTTCAAATCCAATTTGGCCTACAAATTGCTCTTATGTTTACCTGCATTCTTTACTATCATGTGATATGCTATATCAACACACATTAAAAAAGTGTGTGTGAATAACAAATAATTAGGAACTATATTATGAAAATTTATATTGAATACAATGATAAACCAATGATTACCATAGAGAATGTAAACAATTTTACATTCTCTGGTGGTGAAGTCCATATTCAAATCCCTGACCTAAATTGTGCAGATACTGCAAAAATTAGGGTCACTACAAGGATTACAAATAGTGATGGGGTAATGGAACTACTATTTGTAACAGATGCCTTGCGTCGAAAATTTGGAACCTTGGTTCCCATCTATGTCACAATACCATATTTGCCGTATGCGCGGCAAGATAAAATTTCTGCAAATGGTGAATCATTGTCACTAAAAGTTTTTGCAGATTTACTCAATTCGCAAAATTACACCAAAGTGATCACATATGATGCCCATAGCGATGTTGCATCAGCTTTGATCAATAATTTACAAGTTATTACACAAAAAACAATTGTGCATTATGTTGCAATAAGTAGACATGTCGCACATCTTTTGTTAAATAAGGTTTTAATTATTCCAGATCATGGTGCCAGTAAAAAATCATACCAATTGGGCGAAGTGTTATCGCCAAGTGAATTTGTTCAAGTTGATAAAGCCAGGGACGAATTTGGTAACATTGTTAAAACAAAGGTGTTTTCAGATGACCTTACTGGTAAAGATTGTCTAATTGTAGACGATATAACGGATGGAGGGCGCAGTTTTATTGAAATTACTAAAGAATTAAAACAACTTGGTGCAAAAACTGTAACATTGTTTACCACACATGGTATATATTCAAAAGGTGTGGAATGTATTTATGAATCTGGTATTGATAATATTATAACCACCGATACATTTAGGGATAATTATAATAGTACAGTAAACTGTATACCCGTTGTTGATAGATTATTTTAATAGGGCTATATTATGAAAACATTCGCACCATTACAAAAAGATTTTTACAAAGTTGGTCACGTTCACCAATATCCAGACAATACACAAACCATTTATTCCAATATGACCGCTAGAAGCGGCAAACATGCAAACATTCCTGATTCAAAAGGTGTATGGTATGTTGGTATGCAATTTTTTGTAATGGATTATTTGATTGAAGAATGGAATACTACATTTTTCTCCAAACCAAAGGAGAAATGTGTTAGACAGTATAAAAGAATTGTCTCAAAAGGTTTGGGATATGATGTAGATGTTTCACATATTGAAAAACTACATGATCTAGGATATCTACCAATTCGTATCAAAAGTTTGCCAGAAGGAAGTTTTGTGCCATATGGTGTTCCAATGTTTACCATTGTAAATACCTTGGATGATTTTTATTGGGTAACCAATATGTTGGAAACAGTAATTTCTGATGAATTATGGTTACCAATTACTTCTGCCACTTCTTATATGTGGTACAGAAAAAATTCTTTGAAATATTCTGAACTAACTTGTGAAGATAATAGTTTTGTTCCATTTCAGAACCATGATTTTTCTATGCGTGGTATGCAAGGTAGACATGCTGCAGCAATTTCTGGATTTGCATCCATTGCTATGGGCAGTTATGGCACAGATACTATTCCAGCTATTATGCTGGCAGAAGATTATTATGGTGCCACAGATGAAGACCATATTGCATACAGTGTCAATGCGAGCGAACATTCGACAATGAGCGCAGGGATTGGCAACTTTGATTCGACAGATGAATATCATACATACAAAAGATTGTTGACAGAAGTGTACCAAAGTGGTATTGTAAGTTTGGTATCTGATACATTAGATTTTTGGAAAGTTGTGACAGAAACTGTCCCACGTTTGAAAGACATTATTCTTTCAAGGGATGGCAAATTGGTGTTGAGGCCCGATTCCGGCGACCCTGTTAAAATCATCTGTGGCGACGAATCCGCCCCAATTGGTTCCTCAGAGTACAAAGGATTGATCCAATGTTTGTGGGAAACATTTGGTGGCAGAATTAATGCAAAAGGATTTATGGAGATTGATCCACATATTGGTGCCATTTATGGTGACTCAATTAATACCACCAGACAAGATCAAATTTTGTTCCAACTGATGGAAAAAGGATTTGCGTCAAATAATATTGTATTTGGTGTTGGTAGCTACAATTATACAATGGTTTCTCGTGATACACATGGTATGGCAATCAAATCCACCTGGGCAAAAATCGCCAACAAGGGCATTCCATTGTTCAAAGACCCTAAGACGGATGATGGAACCAAACGGTCAGCCAGGGGGCTGCTAATGGTCACACAGGTAGGTAATGAGTACAGGTTGGTTGATAATGTTTCAATTGACCAAGAAAGGCATGGTTGTTTGGAAACAATTTTCGAAGATGGTAAAATGGTTAAATCTACTACTTTGGAGGAAATCAGAAAAACTGTTGACAGTTTCTTATAAGTATTGTAATATGGTGGCTCCATTTTTGGGACTACCATAAAAGCCTAAATAATATTTTGGCAAAAAATAAAAGGAGAAACCCGATGAAGAAATTTATTCTTCTTCTGCTAATCTCAACCAGTGTTTTGGCAGATGCCGAAAGTGACTGCTTGGCTGAGACTATTTTTCACGAAGCTCGTGGAACATCAAAGAAATCTAAACAAGCTGTTGGATTGGTTGTACTAAATAGAAAAAACAAAAGGCAAAAGCCAATTTGTAAAATTGTTAAAGAGCCTGGACAATTTGATTATGTTAGGAAAAAATTAAAGATTGACAAAAAATCCAGGGATTGGTATGATGTTCTGGCATTCACAAATAATTTTATACAACATGTTCCAAAAGATTTTACGGATGGTTCTACATTGTTTCATAATGTAAAAGTTCATCCACGGTGGAACAGAAAAAAAATCAAAGAAACTTTTAAACTCGATGGTCACATTTTCTATAAGGAAACCGCATAGTGGAACCAACTGTAACAATCATGTATGACTTTTGGCAATTCATGTTCTTTGCCACCATCTTTACTGCAGCTTGTGTATGGTTTACTTATACAAAAGCATATTCAAAAGGATTTGACCATGGATATGGTTCATTATTCAATGAACTCGTGGATAAAGGTATCATTGAGGTTGAAGACGAGGTAGAAGAACCTGAAGACTTCTAATAATTATGGCAAAAACAAAAAAACGTTACAAAGATTCAAACCAATTGTTCTATGGGGATGAGCCAGTATTTGTCCCCAAATTGGAACCACATTCAAATGTTGAAATTATTACTGCATTATCTTATTACAATGTTCAATTGAACCAGGATGATGCAAAAGCAGAATTATTGAAACATGCTGAACAATATTATTCAAAAGAAATTGTTGATCAATTGGAGAAGGTAAAATGGGTTGGACATGTTGGTTCATTATGTAGGATGCAATCTCGTGGTTGCATTTTTTCTGACCCAAATACAATTCATAAAAAAATTGTTGAATTATTAAATGAAAAAACTAGAAAAATTTCTGAACAAAAATTAAAACCACCAAAGCAACCAAAAGTAAATAACCATTTGGTGTATGCAAGAATACTAATAGATTACATAGAGGAACAATCTCTTAGTAGAACATTTGTTAAACCATCTGTTCTAAAAAAATTTCTACATAATAACAAAATACCGGAAAAATCATTTAAACCAATTTGTCCAATTTTGTTGGATCATAGCAAAGAAGTTAGAAATGCTTTGGATGAGAATGTTGAAGGTTATGCAACATTCTGTAAAAAAGATTTAAGACAATATGTTGGAATGTATGATTTCTTCATTGAAGGTTTAAAATCTTTGGCACCAAAATCTTCTCGGAAACCGAGACAGAAAAAGCCAATAGATTTGGATAAAAAATTGGCAAAAGTAAAATTTTGCAAAGAATTTGCCCAATATAAAAGTATTGCCCCAAAGGATATATTGGGTAAAAATTGTGTATTATTGTATAGTATACGTTACAAAACTTTTACTATATTGCAATCAAAAGTTGGTTTTGATATTCGTGGCTCAACTATATACAATTTGGATGAAGAGAATTGTTTCAAGAAGGTGTTAAGAAAACCTGATGAAATGTTAAAAAAGTTGTTGACTGCTGTTAACATTAATGGTATACTAAACGTGTTCAATGAGATTGGAACAAAGGTTAGTACACCAGTTGGTTCATTGAATGAAAACATTTTAATTTGGAGAATATTATGAGTGGATGTACTGTAAAAAGATGTAGTTGCAAACATGAATACCAAGATTCTAAATATGGACAAAATATGAGAGTTCATAATTTTAATCAAAAGAAAACTGAAGCAAGATGTACCGTATGCGGTACAAAAATTAAAGCTTCTGAATAGATAAAGGTTTTTGGTGAATGCGTAGGTGATACGCAATGCTAAGTTGGTTATATGATGAATCGGGCCGCGCATAGGCCAACCCGAAGAACCCAAAATAACAGGGTCTAATCGTAATGCTGGGATCACATCCAGTCACCAAATTTTTTTAAATTACATAAATATGATCCTAATTGACACATCCAGAATGGTAATAGCTGCTGCACTAAATGAAGCAGGATATTCGCCAAAAAATTCATCAGAAGAAAATTCCAATTTAATAAAACATATATTCTTCAATATGTTAAGAATATATAATAAAACATATTCGCGCAAGTATGGGCAATTAGTATTTGCCATAGATTCGCGCAAGTATTGGAGAAAAGAAATTTTCCCATATTATAAAGAACATAGGAAAAAGAAAAGGGAAGATTCTGTAGTAGATTGGGAACTTGTGTTCAAAATAAAGGATGAATTGGTTTCAGATTTGATCCAATATTTCCCATATCATGTAATGGAGATAGATGGCGCAGAAGCTGATGATATAATTGCGGTTCTGTCAAGAACAACTGGATATCCACATTTAATTATCGCAACTGATCATGATGTATACCAATTGCTATCAGAAAATGTTCATCAATATGATCCAAAGAAAAAGGAATTTGTTAAATTGGTTAAACCAGTTGATGAATTTTTGCGGGAACATATTGTTGGTGGAGATTCTGGTGATGGAATTCCAAATATTAAATCTGTATCAAATTCATTTGTTGACAAGATTAGACAAAAACCAATTTCAAAACCATTTTTGAAAGATTGTGTAGAGAATGGTGTTCCAGAAGAGTTTTTGGATAGATATTATGAAAATGAGAAATTAATTGATTTAAATATGATTCCAGAAAATATTGTGTCCGATATTATTTCAAAATGGAAAAATAAACCAACAAAAGATGGATCGAAGGTGTTCAATTATCTTGCAAGAAATAAATATAGATTATTGTTACAAGATATTGGGGATTTTTAGTGTGGTGTGGACTCAGAAAAATAGAAATAATCTTGGAGATATATATAATGATATGGAAGTTGTTGGGTTTGTTCACCATGATGGAAATATATATGACTATCCACCAAAACCAGAAGCATTTTTTAGAGATATAGTATTTGAAAGATGTGTCATTTATTGTCATAAATGTGGTACAACTAAAACAATGGACAACAAAAATCTTAGAAAAAATACATCATGCGGATGTTTAGCATTACAGTCACCTAGAAATTTTAATTGGGAAGGAAAGAGTAAAAAAATATGAGTTATACAAAAAATATGCATGAATTATTGCATGATGTTTCTATTGCACCACCATTTGAAAAAGATGCTGCAATCAGCAAAATTGCATCAAATTCCTATCTAAAAAAGTTCTTGAGTATTGTGTACAATCCAACTATTGAATGGGATTTGCCCCCTGGTATGCCACCACATAAAAGGGATGAAACTGTTCCACCAGATTTGGCATACACAACCCTGTCAATGGAATTGAAAACCTTGTACATTTATTTTAAACCAAGTCCTCTTCAAAACAATATTAAAAGAGAAACAAGATTTATTGAAATGTTGGAAGCACTTCATTATACAGAAACAGATTTGATTACTGCTGTAAAAGATGGCAAATTCGATAAAAGATATCCTGGCATTGAAAAATTAAAAATGATGCAAATGCTTCCAGAAATTTTTTATATGGATGGGATATTTCAGCGTGGTGAATGGATCGCATTAGAAGTTACTGGTGAAGGTCATGATAAAGCATATGCTGAATTTGTGAAACCAGATAATTTGCAATCATTTTTATCTAATAGAAGGATTTTTTCTGCTAAAAATTTCTTCAGTGGTGAAGTATATAAATCTATTGATGTTGCACCAATTGTCCCAGACCCAACCGTTGTTGAAGCAATTGTTGAAGCAATTGTTGGAGTTGTGCCAGATGAAATTGTGGAAGAAATTGATAAAAAATCTGTGTCGGAACCGACAAAAAAATCTCCAGGTAGACCAAAAAAGGATTCTACTACTGTTACCAAAGTTGTCAAAAAACCAAGGGTAACAACTGGAAAAAAGTCTTAAATTTTTTGAGAAAATTATTTTGAGAAATCGTGATTTATATTATATGGGCATTGCCCAATCTGTTGCAACTGCATCAAAAGACCCAAGTAGACAAGTTGGGGCAATAATTGTTAAAGATGATATTATTGTATCAACTGGGTTTAATGGGTTACCAAGAAGATTTTCAAAAGA